CACCTACAGTTACACCAACACCTACAGTTACACCAACACCTACAGTTACACCAACACCTACAGTTACACCAACACCTACAGTTACACCAACACCTACAGTTACACCAACACCTACAGTTACACCAACGTTTGAAGTATTAATTAACCCAATTATAACCGAAAATCATGAATACATTGATGTGGAAAACAATTCTTATTTGGAATATAAAGATCCAGAAATTATATATACCGTAAGTATTTATGTCTCAAGTGGTTCAGTTGTTACTTATTTTACTGTAAATTCAAATATCCCTATCAATAAAAACGTCTCATTACCAATAAGTGTTAATTTAGATTTAATTGGTGGTGGGGATATAACAATAGGGTCAACAGTAATAATACCAAAAAATGAGACATCAGGTCAAACAATTTCTACTAATCCTGCTTTAAATTATAGTTTGTTAACCAAAACGGGAGAAGTGTTCATCCAACCTATTGACATTGATTTTCCATTAAATATTTTAGTTAACGAACTACAATTTGAACAAGAACCCACTCCAACACCAACTCCAACACCAACCTAAACGATGTAACATCTTAACTTAATTAATAAACAAAATATGATATTTATATAAAAAAACAAAAAAATGATACTTTCAGGAAAAACAATAGGAGAATTAGCACTATCAACAGGAATAACAAGTAATTCGTTATTTCCAATCGAACAAAGTGGTTTCACTTTTCATATTCCTTATTCAGGTTTATCAACAGGTGGAGGAACTTATGAAGAAGTAACTTACGATGAGTTATATTCTTTATATACTGGAGGAACTTTAACACCTGGCGGTTATTATTTAATGACCGATTTTCAAACTTGTTACGACCAACCTAATTTCAATAATGTTGGTGACCCAATTGTGACAGGTAACTATAAAACGGGTAATACTGAACCATTGTTATTATTAGCAACTTCAACAACAGGATTTTCACCAACTGTATATTCAACATTATACCCACAAGATAAAATTACTTATGATATAAATTGGAATACAACTGAGGTCACATCAAGTCCTGCGAAGGGTAGGATTACAGAAAGAATTGATGAAAAAAATAACAGAGCCGATTATGATTTCAGAGCAGTTCAATTTATAAGATACGAAGGTTTTTTTTCTGAACAATTACTAGATGGTAGTATTACTATTGACCCAACAGGACTTGTTACAGGGTTTACAACTTTTTTTAACAGTGACTTTGTTGTTGGAGACATTTTAGGAGTTTACAATAATTTTGGTCAATTTCCGATTGGTTCTTTTGGGTATTTTGAAATTACAAGTATAACAAGTGATACCGAAATGTATGTCACAGGAACTACAATACCTACCATATCCGACACATATTATTCAAGAGGTATATCTTTACCTCAACATATGAGTCCATTCCAATGTAACGTTATAAGTTCTGGATATACAGGGTTTTCAGAATATTATACTTTTAATAATAATTTAAATTTAAATACTTATTTGGGTAATTTTAATAATTACAACACATTTTTACTATCCAACAATGTATTTTTATCAGGAACTTATAGAAATAACTATTTTGGTGGAGGTGTTGAAGGTAATACATTTAACGAAGACATGGATTCAAATATTTGTGGTTCAAATTTTAAGTATAATATTATTACAAATGATTTTGACGATAATACAGTCGGGACGGACTTCCAAAGAAATATTATCGACTGTGATATGGATGGTAATTTGATTGGGGAGAGATTTCAAGATAATATGATTGGGGATGATGATGGGTTTGATTTTGACAATAATAGAATTGGTGTAAACTTTTCGTCTAACTTTATAACAATGTCACAAGATGGCTTTATAAACAATAATATTGGTAGTGACTTTTATAATAATATAATTGATTCAGGATTTGAGAATAACCAAATTGTTGGTAGTTTTTATGAAAATTTATTAGACACTAATAATTTTACAAATAATATAATCGGAGAATCGTTTTTTATTAATAAAGTATATTCAGATTTTATTGTTAATATAATCGGACCTAGTTTCTTCAGTAATAATATATATAGTTCGTTTGAGAGTAATACAGTTGGTGATAATTTTAATAATAACACACTAGGGGATATTAATAACATTGGTATTAGCGCATTTAATGAAAATAAAATAGGTACCAATTTCAACAACAATATAATAACTCAAGATTTTTATAAAAATAACGTTGGTGTTTCGTTTTTTAATAACGACATAAGTGGACAAACCACTAATAATGTTATCGGTAATACATTTGAAAATAATACAATTTATGATAATTTCAATCACAACAAAATATCAAATGAATTTAAAGGTAATATGATGCTTCTGTCATTTGAAGAAAACAATGTTGATTCTTTTGTTGGTGGTAATCAGTTTTCAGGAGGTACTTATGGTAATAATATTGGTTCATATACTTTTAATAATGACTTTTTAGGTTATGTTAGTAATAACATTTGGGGTTCCGCGTTTAATACTAATACAATAGGACCTGATTTTAGTAGAAATACAATAGGTAATGAATTTGCTGGAAATACAATAGGTGAAAATTTTAATGAAAATACAATAGGTAATGATTTTAATGAAAATACAATAGGTAACAATTTTCAATGGAATATTATAGACACATTTATCACTACAGTTGATTTTACAACCAATTATGGAAACATCACAGGATTTTCATTTACTGCAACAGGAACTACCGCAATAAATAGTACATACACGTCATTAACTGGTGTAACAAACGGTATTGGTGTAAATGCATCTTTTGATATTGAGGTTTCAGGAGGATCTGTAGTTGGTGTTAGTGGTAATACACAAGGCAAATTATATCAAACAGGTGATACCATAACAATACTTGGAACACAAATAGGAGGTACGGATGTTGATGATGATGTTGTTATTACAGTAACGGGTGTAAGTTCTAACCCATCAGTTTATGAGTCATATACTTGTCAAATTTTTGAGAGACAGGGTGGAAGTAAAAGGTTGTCCTATTATGATAGTTCGGATACCATCAACATAACTGATATAAACGTATAAGAAATTCAAAACATGAGAATCTGTATATTATGTGAAGAAAGCAAAGTTCTTCAAGCAAGAGAAAAAATGAAAAATGATAATATCTTAAAAATAGATTTATCACCAACAGGAGAATTACCAGCAACTCATAAATTGTGTGTTATGGCAGTTCCTGAAGAAAAGGCAAAACAACTTATGGATTCTGCTGAATTAACAATTATTGAAGTAATGAACCCAAAAGAGTTTTTGGAAAAACATAATTTAAAAAAAATTGGAAAATACGGAATTGGAAACCTGTAAGATAAAAAAAAAATTCATCTCAAAAGATGAAGTAGACCAAATAGTAAAATGGATTGATTCTGTTAATCATAGTGGTAACAATAGTAATCACCACCTAACAGAATTATCCAAAACGCTTAATGGTAAATCTTTTATGTTTGACATTTCCAATACACCTTTAACAAATTATATTACAAAATTTCAATCAATATCCGATGTTTCAAAAGAACATCTACCTAATTTTATATATAATTTAATAAATAAAATTTCTGAAGAATTTAATTTTCCAAAAGATAACATTTTTTTACAAGCGGTTGATATGAGTAAAGGTGGAAAAATAAATCCACATTATGACGCATCACTTGACGGTTACATAAACTATAAATGTAATATAAGTGTTTTATCTGACAATTATAATTTTTTTGTTGACAAAGAATCTATCCACATTGAAGAAACCGATTTATATGGTTTTGAAGCTTCACTCTATAAACATTGGACAAACGAGTTCAATTCAAGAAGGGTATTCTTAAGTTTTGGATTTATAGTACCATATAATGTGGTTGGGAGGACTGAAGATGACCCAAGAGTAAGACTCAGTAAAAGAATAGCTAAACATTTTCAAAATCTCAGTTGATAAGAGTAATTTTTACTCCTATATTTTATTTGAAGGTAAATGTCGACCTAACTCGACAGCAAATACACCAAAATAAAATATATGATTTCACAAGAAGAGATTCAAAAGTTCCTTGAAGGGAATGACCCAGAAGAGTACATCGTATCAATAGAGTACGATTACGCATCCGACAAAATTTTTAAAATCAAAGAAGTCCCTGACAAAGGTAAATCTATTGTCAAAGATAACCTTATTGCATTTGCATGGGTTGGTGATTTACGTGGTTTAAACTTTTATAGTAATTCTAAAGGATTACAAAAAGAGGCAATGTCTAAATATGGTATTGTAATTGAGAAGTTACGTACCGATGGTAATGAAAGATTAGAAAGGGGTTTAACTTTTATGGTTAAATCCCTTAAAGGATATAGAACACTCATTCAGTTTTTTAGAGACGGAGGAATAGACCCTTGGGGTGAAAAAACAAAAGATAAAATAATGGTTCTACCGCCTGTAGAACAATACCTCATCTCAAAAGAAAAAAGGTTATTCAAAGGATTCGAGGAATACAACGATATCACGAGGTTTGTATTCGACTTGGAAACTACCGCTTTAGAACCAAAAGACGGTAGGATATTTATGATAGGTATGAAAACTAACAAAGGTTTTCTTAAAGTAATTGAGTGTAAAGACGAAGATGAAGAAAGAAGAGGACTTGTTGAGTTTTTCAGGACAATAGAAGAAATTAAACCATCAATCATATCAGGTTACAACTCAGCGAACTTTGACTGGTATTGGATTTTTGAGAGATGTAAAGCTCTAAACTTGGATATCAAAAAACTTAATACATCTCTTAATTCAAACAAACCAATATCCCAAAAGGAGTCAATGTTAAAATTAGCAAATGAAGTTGAGAAATATAATCAAGTTCAGATGTGGGGTTATAACGTAATTGATATTCTACACTCAGTTCGTAGAGCACAAGCAATCAATTCTAATATCAAAGAAGCGGGACTTAAGTACATTACAAAGTTTATTGATGCGGAAGCAAAAGACCGTATCTATATTGACCATACCAAGATTGCCCCCATGTATTCTAATAAAAACGAATATTGGTTAAACATTCAAAATGGTGGTTATAAAAAAGTTGGTATTGATACCAAGATTGATGAGGTTTGTGAAAGAAGAAATGACATATATATCAAAACAACAGGTGACGATATTGTAGAGAGATATCTTGACGATGACTTGGAGGAAACCCTACTTGTTGATGAGGAGTTCAATCAAGGAACTTTTCTTCTCGCCTCACTTGTACCAACAACATATGAAAGAGTTTCAACAATGGGAACTGCGACATTATGGAAAATGTTGATGTTAGCATGGTCTTACAAACATGGACTTGCAATCCCTGCTAAAAACGAGAAGAGAAACTTTGTTGGTGGTTTGTCAAGGTTAATCAGAACAGGATATTCAAGGAACGTATTAAAACTTGACTACTCTTCACTATACCCATCTATTCAGTTGGTTCATGATGTATTTCCCGAATGCGATATAACAGGTGCGATGAAAGGTTTGTTATCACATTTTAGAACAACCCGTATTATGTATAAGAATTTGGCTGAGGAATATGCGAGTATTGACAAGAAGAAGTCACTTTCTTTTGACAGAAAACAGTTACCAATCAAAATCTTTATCAATGCATTCTTTGGTTCATTATCTGCACCACAAGTATTTCATTGGGGTGACATGGATAAAGGTGAGATGATTACTTGTACAGGAAGACAGTATCTAAGAATGATGATTCATTTCTTTATGGATAGAGGATATACTCCACTTGTGATGGACACGGATGGTATTAACTTCTCTGTTCCCGATGGTGTAGAAAGTAGAAGATACATTGGTAAGGGACTTAATTGGAAAGTTAAGGAGGGTAAAGAATATGTAGGTGAAGAAGCTGATGTGATGGAGTTTAATGACTTAGCAATGAGAGGTGAAATGGCACTTGATACTGATGGACAGTGGCCCGCCTGTATTAACTTAGCAAGAAAGAACTACGCCCTTATCACAGGTAAAGGTAAAATCAAACTTACAGGTAACTCAATCAAATCTAAAAAGATGCCAAAGTATATTGAGGTATTTTTAGATAAAGCGATTAAAATGTTACTTGATGGTGATGGTAAAGGATTTGTAGAATACTATTATGAATACCTACAAAGAATATTCGATCAAAAAATTCCTTTGGCTCAAATTGCAAACAAGTCAAAAGTCAAACAATCTATTGACGATTATATTGCAAGAAGTAAAACCAAGACAAAGGCGGGGGCTTTAATGTCAAGACAAGCACACATGGAACTTGCAATCAGAGAAAACTTAAATGTGAATCTTGGTGATATTATCTATTACGTTAACAATGGAACTAAGGCATCACATGGAGACGTTCAAAAAGTTAACAAACCTAAAAAAGGATGGACACAAGAACATTTAGATAGTTATTTTGACGGATATGGTACATACCCTGAAGATAACATGGATTCAATAATCCAATTAAATTGTTATAGATTAGACCCAACAGATTTAGAAAACAATCCTGATATGTTAGGAGAATATAACATTCAAAGAGCAATTGCGACTTTTAACAAAAGAGTAGAACCGTTACTTGTTGTTTTTAAACAAGAGGTTAGAAAATCTTTATTGATTAAAAATCCAGAAGACAGACCTTTCTTCACAACTGAACAATGTGAGTTAATTAATGGACAACCTTTTGAGGAGGGAGACCAAGACAAACTGGAAGATGTGATGCAAATATCAGATGAAGAAATGGTTTTTTGGGATAAGGTTGGTGAATCACCATTCCATATGTATAGATTGGCAGACCCATTTATGTTAAAATTCTTAGGAGAAGAAGAATTAAGACATTTTGAGACCGTCGGAGGATAGTATATACCAATTACCTTCTACGAACTGAAATTGTACGCAAGCTCCTTTTTCCAAAAGGAGCTCATCCCATTCCTCATCAATTAAACCTGTGTCTGATTTAACTAAAACTTGAGTCAATGACTTTATTATTATTCTTTTAGTTATAATTGAGTTTAAAGTAACTTCGGATGAATCCACTCCTCTTACAATTAATAAGTTTTCATCTCTAGTCCAATACTCTTTAGCGGAAATAATAACCGCCTTGTCATCAATTTTAGGAATATCAATTGTGTTTTGATACCTAATAACATTTTTTCTTTGTGGTATATTTGTCATATTACGTATATTTGTCTTGGCATAGCTCTAAACTTCAAAGTCTTGTTAAGATTTTCAGCAATTAATGCCTCTCTTTCTAAAACTTTATCAGGTCTAAGTCTTGTTAATCTTCCTTCAGCTCCTGTCAACTCCTCAAGTAATTTAGTTTTTTCGTCTTTACCTTCTGTTGCTAAAGTTGCATAATCCATAGTTAGGTCACCATCAGGAGTTTTCAAATTACCACTAAATTTACCTCTAACTTTTGATAATAGTTCTTTTGCTGAAGCAACAAACCATCTTCTAACCCAAATTTGAGAAGGATTATTTAAATCGTTCCAACTTATTTTATCAAAAGGTACATCCGAAGGAAGTTTTATAATGTCAGGATTATCTTTTAAACATTTATCTCTATCAGCATCGTTTGTGTCGTAATACCAATACCAAACTTTACCTTTCATCAAAGTTGAGTTACCAAAATCAAATTTACCTCCAGGTGTATTCATTAAGTGTATACCTTTTTTTCCGTTAGGTAGTGCGGTCACACGATAAGTTAAGTCACCAGCAATTATTCTTTTTTGTATATTTATTTCTTGCATTCTCAACAACATATCAAATGCTGGCATTAAGAAATAACTACCTGACACGTTACCAACTTGTGCGTATCCTGCAGGTCCTGATATACCACCACCAGCAATACCTCCAAAGGCCCAAGGATCGAACAGAAGGTTATTCATTTCTGGTGGAGTAAACCACAACAATTCGTTTAATTCTCGACCCGCAGGTATCTCATAAATTTGTTGTCCTCGTTCTAATTGAATATAATCTTTTTTTAGTACCCAATCACCTCCGGCTTGCAAACCTACAATTTTTGAATACGCATAAGTATATCTTGTTTCGTAATCCAAACTTTTAGTCATGAAGGCATTTGTTAAAGATTGGGTTTCAACGTTTAATCCCCATAAACTTGTCCATTGACTTTCAGTCAACCATTCTTGTATGTATTGCGAATAGTCCTCAATGGAGAATTCCAAAAGAGTGTCAAGTTGCTCATCTTCTAATTCAACTGACCTAAGTGGAGCACCCAATACGTGTCTTACTCTTTTGTAGAGTTTTTCTCTTTCTTCATTGCTTATAATAGACATAATGATTGTTTTTATATAAATATTTCAATTATCTATTCGGGACAAAAATAGTTCATTAACAAAATCCCAATTTACATGATTCCAAAAGTTTTTGATATATTCATCTCTTTTATTTTGGTATTTTAAATAATATGCGTGTTCCCATAAATCAAGTCCCAAGACAGGATATCCCCCTCCTTTTATAATATTCATCAGAGGATTGTCTTGATTTGGTGTGGATATAATTTTTAATTTTTTATTTTTTGTAATTATCAACCAACACCATCCTGAACCAAACCTTTTTTTGGACTCTTCGTTGAACTCATCTTTCATTTTTTTAATATTACCGAAATCCTTATTAATCTTTTCAAGAATCTCTTTTTTAGGGACTTGTTTTTTTGGTGATAACATTTTCCAAAACAGAGCGTGATTAAAAGCACCTCCAGCATTATTTCTTACAACATCATCATATTTACTAACCGATAAAATAATTTCTTCTAATTCTAAATCACCATATTTTTTATCCGATAAAGCATCGTTTAATTTTTTTACATAACCCTTATAATGTTTATTATAATGTATGTTCATTGTTTTTGGGTCAACAAAATTTCTTAATGATGAATATGAATAAGGTAATTTTTCTATTCCTATTTTTTTCATTTCATTTATAAATTCATTCCTTAATTTTTCCCCATCTATTAATAATATTTGCTCTTGTAATAAATTTATTTTATTTTGTATTGGTTTAACCTCTTCATAAATTATTCCATCCATGTTAGGATTTTTTGATTCAAATTTTTTTAAAAGAGAACCAGCTAATGCATTTGCTTCGTTTTCATTTTTTCCACCAATGTCTGGACCTCTTTCTCTCCCTAATACATTTCTTTGATATACATGAATCCATTCGTGAGCCATAGTTCTCAGAATGTCTCTATTCATTCTATTATTAATTAGTATTTTAATTCCTTTTTTTACGTGTTGACTACCAGTTGTCATTTTACCGATACGTTCACCAACAAATGAAATTATTAAATCATCTTTTAAACCATAGTTTTTTTGTAAAAATTTACAAAAATCTTTAAATAGATTTTTTTGTTTTGTATTTAACTTACATTTTATATTTTTAAAAGTAACATTCATTAATGATAAATATTCTTTAAACAAAAAAACCTCGTTAGACGAGGTTAGTTGTTTTGGTTTAATAACAGATTTTAGTATCTATTTCTATAATATCTTCTTCGAGACTCTGACATTTCACCCATTGAATCCATTGGGTTTTCTAATGGTTCATCTGATTGTTGAGATAATTTTTCAAACAATTTTACAAACTCAGGTGCTGGTAAAGTTTTAAATGCTTCTGTTGAACATTTTTGGAAGTCCAATCTTTCTGGGTCACATCCAGGTATGTTACTGTGAGTTTTTAGTAACTCAACATCTGCCGATAAATTTACTTCCTCTTCTTTAACTATTCTTCTTAAAAGTCTTTCTAATTTTCTTTCGTTCAATCTATTCATAACAATTTTTTATTATAAATAGTATAATCATTTAAAAAAAATTAACGTAAATTAATTAAATTTAAAATTTCTTCTACGACATCTATTGAGTCAGAAACTTCATCCCCCATTACAGTTCCTATGATTTTCTTCTTCTTATTTAGTATGTCATATATTGCACCTTCTATTGTGTTCTCAAATATAGGATAATAAACTAATACATTATTTTTTTGTCCATATCTATAAGCTCTATCTTCTGCTTGTGCGTGTTCTGCGGGAACAAAAGATAAGTCATTCATAATAACAACTTCAGCTGCCGTCAACGTAAGTCCAACACCTGCCGCTTTCAAATTACCAACAAAAACTTTAATTTTTTCATTATCTTGGAATTGATCTACCGCATATTGTCTTTGAACTTTATTACAACTCCCATCTAAATAAACTGACTGTTTACCAAAATGATTATGGATTAATTGTAGAGTGTCTGTAAAGTTTGTAAAAATAATGACTTTCTTTCCTTGTTCTATAATATTTTCGGCAAATTCAATTGTTTGTCTTACTTTTTCATTTGCAATTACCTTTCTTACTTTCATAAGTTTAGAAAACTGAATGGTAAGTGATGACGATTCTTCTTTACGATTATCTAACCATTCGTAATACTCACCCATTAAATCTTTATATTCTTTTGATGAGGTTCTCAAATAAACAGGAGTTATGATTTTATCAGGTAAATCCAACACCTCTTCTTTTAATCTACGAAGTATTTGTTTTGAAGTTCTATCTTTTAATTCCTCAAGATTTGATGCCCCTTGAACGTTCCATACCTTTCTATTCCCCGCCTTAAACTGATATCCCTGACAGTATCGGATAGCATAAGCCATCCAATTCTGTGCGACGGGACTTTCGATGATACTCAAAAGATTATAATAGTTCATTGGTCGAGAAGTCATCGGTGTTCCTGTTAATAACCAAACTCTTTTAATTTTTTTAACAAAGTGATTAATTATTTTTGTTCTTTGCGCCTGAGCATTAGACACCATATGTGCTTCATCTAATATTACAAGTTCAAAGTCGGATTGATTTAATAAAGAATTTTCACTGTCTTTTAAATCATGGAAATTTTTTAAAATATCATAATTTACTATAACAAAATCTGACTCAGTTGAAAACTTTTTTCCTTCTGAAATAAACACACTCCTATCTGAGTAGTTCTCAATCTCCCTTTGCCAGTTGATTTTAAGTGATGCGGGACAAATAATTAAAATCTTTTTTGCTCCTGTTTCTAAAGCGGCAATAATTGTAGATGTGGTCTTACCAAGTCCCATATCATCGGCTAATATAAATCTACGAGAACCAACCAATTTTTCTATCGCTTCTTTTTGGTGTGAAAGTGGAGGACGATGTTCATATTTAGAATAATCAATCTCAACTTTCTCAATTGTGTGAGATTTAATCAATGCCGATTTAGGCACCCAAAATTCAGATAGTACGTCCTTTTCGAAAAATTTTCCCCAAATGTGATATGATTTTTCTTTTTCTACTAATAACTTTTCTATATATATTTTTTCAGGAGTCTGTAAAAGATATTTTTCTTCCGCAAACTTTTTTGCAAAATATGTATCTAACTCAACCCATTTACGAGCAACTTTTGGTGTTACAGTATGGTAATTATTAATGTAGTCTGATTGTGTCCTTGTTGGGTAAAATTTTTTATTTGATTCCTTTTTTTGTCTCAAAGATAAAATATAGTTATTTGCACCAGAATAGGTGTCTAATATTTCTAAAGCTTGATGTTCTATGAGAGGTTTAATATTGTCCAAAACCAATTTTAGATAAAAAATAATAATAAAAAAGATATTTATCAAGAAAATACTTCATGAACAATAAAGTTCCTATAACGAGACTTGGTAAGTTTTTTGGTGATAACGACTTCAATTTAGAAATTGGAATGGGTCAAGAGTGGTTAATAGGTGATATGAATTACACTTGTGTTCTTTATAGAGTTGATAGGACAAAAACTAAAAAGGATGATGTATATGGGGAAACCCTTACTGATGGTATAATATATTTACCACCTGTTGAGTTTAATGCGTACATTGGTATTGCCGCTCCCGAAAATAAAATGTTGGGGTCATCTAGAGTTGACCAAGTTGAACCAGGTAATATTACAGTTTCAGTGTACTTAAAGACATTGGAAGAATTAAATATTGATATTAGTTTTGGTGATTACATTGGTTATTATGAAACTGAAAATTTTGTTAGGTATTACACCGTTGTAAATGATGGTAGGGTAGTGTCAGACATAAAACATAATTATAAAGGTTATAAACCTTTTTATAGAACTATAATAGCATCCCCAGTTAGTTCTAACGAATTTAGAGGATTGTAAAATATGGGTTTACCGAAAAAAATAAAAAAGAATATATCACTCAAATTTCCTGTCGGTCCATTGGAAAGGAGACATGAATTGACGGATATGATAATGGAGAAAGGTACGTTTTTACCAAAAGGACTATTACATGCCGATTTAGATAGAGGGTTTTTAGATTTTGTAAATGAAAATTTTACAGTAACGGTTGATGGGAAAAAAATCCCGATGATAGATATTTTGATAACAACACAAAATTGGTCTCAATTCACTGAAACTTGGGACTTCCAAAATATTGATAAAAATGCCGAACCTCCTTTTATTACAGTAGTCAGACAACCAGAAGTTAAATTCGGAGAACCATCAATAAAATATAATATACCAAATAGAAGACTATATCATTATGCTCAAGTACCAACTTGGGACGGTCAAAGACATGGATTAGACGTTTATAAAATACCTCAACCAATACCAGTACAAATAAATTATACTGTTATAATAATTTGTAATAGAATGAGAGAAATAAATGAGTTTAATAAAAAGATAATGCAGACGTTTGCATCAAGACAAGCGTATCAAAATATAAAAGGTCATTATCTTCCGATTATAATGAGTGACGCTTCTGACGAATCAGTATTAGATTTAGAAAAAAGAAAGTTTTATATGCAAAAATACCCAATGACTTTACAAGGGATATTATTAGATGAGGACGAGTTTGAAGTACAACCTGCTATTGTCAGAACAATACAAATGTATGAGGTTGATGAATCGATAAAAAAGAAAAGAAAAAAGAAAAATCCTGAAGAACCGTTGGATTTTACTTTCAAATTCAGTGTAGGGTCAGATTCCAAATCCGATATAATTTATTACACTACTGACTTAAAAGTTTCTGAAATAAATAACGTAGATTCTTATGAGGTTTATATTAATGATGACTTTTATGGTCAAGATATTTCTGAAATACAAATTAATACAAGTGACAATCTGAGAATAGATATTATCAAAGATGATATTACCAAAGATTCTGTATTAGTTTTCCAACAAAAGTTAATTTAATTATTCACCGTAAATATCTTTTTTTTCTTTACACTTTTCATAAATTAAGTTTTCTAAAAACTTGTACATTTTAATACCTCTTTTGTCACAATATTTTTTTAAAGTATCGTGAGCATCAACAGAAATCTTCAAATTTTTTATTTTTTTTGAATCTTTTTCCATAGGTAGAAAAAAGGCAGAATAAAATCATACCAAGATATAAATAGTTTGTTAGAAGTAAAGTTTTTGCCTAAATCTTGGGTATTTATATATAAAATAAAATATAATAATAAATTAAACTAAAAAATTATGGCAACTAATAGTAAAATTTTTGTTTCACCAGGTGTCTATACTTCTGAAGTAGATTTGAGTTTTGTAGCACAAAGTGTTGGTGTTACTACTCTTGGGATTGCTGGAGAAACCCTGAAAGGACCGGCTTTCGAACCTATTTTTATTAGAAACTACGAAGAATTCCAATCTTACTTTGGGGGAACATCTCCAGAAAAATTCGTTAACACCCAAATACCTAAATATGAAGCAGCATATATTGCTAAATCTTATTTACAACAATCAAATCAACTTTTTGTCTCAAGAATATTAGGTCTATCAGGATACGACGCTGGTCCTTCTTGGTCTATTACAACTAGTGCGAACGTTGACCCAACAACAATTAACCCATATTGTTTAAGTGCGGTTACTCCATCTGGAAGTTGTGAACCAGTTTGTATTTTACCTAAAACAATTCCTTTCACTGTAGAATTTACAGGATGTACTAATGGTGTTTCATCTGTAATTTTTGAATCTTTTCCTGATGAAATAGAAGTATTATTAAACGAACAATATGAACAATTTAATGGTAATACATCTACATTACTTAGTGATTTACAGTTTTTTGCGTATCAAAGAATATTAAATCCGGCAACTGAAGAAACATCTATAGCATATTTTGGTAGTATCGATGGAGATGATTATGACATACTCTCAAGTGGATATACTGCATCGACAAATGTTTTTAATGTTCCGTCACCATCAGCAAGTTTGACTGACTTCACATCACCATTTAATGATACATGGTATTATGCTTTGTTTGAAAATATCGGTAATGCGGAATATTCAGGGTTCTCATTTTGGTCAGTAGTTAGTGGTTTAACTAATATAAACCCAATAACAACATCTACAACTACACCAGCACCAACACCCGAACCAACACCAAATCCTTGTATCACCCCAACTCCTGTTGTTCCCACAACTACAACAACTACAACTGTGGTGGATTGTTTTTCGGGTACAATGATAGGTATGATATATGTTTATTCGGGTATGGCGTATACAAATTATGATGATTTGGTTGTTGCGACATTGAGATCTAGAGGTATATCTACATACAGTGATGAAAATAATCCAAGATATGAAATTACTGGTATAACTGACGTAACTATGGATTGTACAGGTCAATATGAAAGTGTACTTAAAAACCCGTTTGCTAAATTTGCTATAAACGCAACAAACTATTTAGGTAACAACTTCACGTTTGTTACATCTTTCTCTACAAGTGATTCAGAATATATATCAAAAGTTTTCGGTGGAAACAACTTTGGAAAACCTAGAAATGTCGTACCACTTTTTGTTGAGGAAAGATTCCAAACAATGTTGAGATGGGCATACAACAAAGGATATATTAGAGGTTTAAAATGTGATTTAATCTCTTTACCTGAAGCACAAAGTGAAGACCCAACATCAATTGGTTGGTATTTAGAAAGATATCAATCACCTGAAAGTCCTTGGGTAGTATCAGAAGTAAGAGGTTCTAAAGTTTATAACCTTTTCAAATTTTACACTATATCTGACGGTAACAGTGCAAACACAGAAGTTAAAATTTCTATTTCAGATATATCTTTCGCAAACGAAACATTTACCGTGTTAGTGAGAGATTACTATGATACAGACTCAAACCCTGTTGTTTTAGAAAAGTACACTAACTGTTCAATGAATCCGCAAGAAAATAATTTTATTGCTAAAAAGGTAGGTACATTAGATGGAGAGTTTGAACTCAAATCTAGATATATTATGGTAGAAATGAACGAGGATGCACCAATAGATGCTTTACCTTGTGGTTTCGAAGGTTATAACTTTAGAGAGTATAGCGGAGGAAAATCACCGTTCCCAATTTTCAAAACTAAGTATGATTTTCCAGGAGAATTAGTATTCAATCCTCCGTTTGGAACTCCTTCAGGAACTGATGATGCGGGATTATCTTCTGGTGATAACATAAGAAAAACATTCTTAGGTTTCTCAACAAGTGCTGATTATGGTTACGACCCAAGTTTCTTCGAATATGTGGGTAAAAGAAATCCATCAAACATTTGTTTTGCAACTGAATCGTCACCTTGGTTATATAGAACAAGAGGATTCCACATGGATAAAAATGCAAGTGGTATAACAATTTCTAACGGTTTCTCAACAAGTGGTGAACCAAGATTTTACGTTGGTAGTGCGGACTTTAGTTCTGAACCTGTTGTTGATACAAACCCATATTACAGATTATTTGCACGTAAATTTACCTTGTTAGTACAAGGAGGTTTTGATGGATGGGATATATACCGTGAAAGAAGAACAAATGAAGATAAATATGTTTTAGGTAGAACAGGTTATTTAAACGGAGCTTGTGCAACTACAAGATATCCAAACGCAGTTGGTTGGGGAGCGTTTAAACAAATCTCTGTTGGTGACGGTACAACTGATTATGCAAATACTGACTACTACGCATATCTATTAGGTATCAGAACATTCTCTAATCCTGAAGCGGTTAATATAAATTTATTTGTAACTCCAGGTATTGACTATGTTAACAATAGTAATTTGGTTGAGTCTACAATAGAAATGATTGAGACAGAAAGAGCGGATTCATTGTATATAACAACAACTCCAGATTATAACCTTTTACTTCCTACAACAACAGGAGCTGACGGTCTTATTTACCCACAAGAAGCAGTTGACAATTTAGAAGAGACTGGAATTGATTCCAATTATACCGCAACTTACTATCCTTGGGTTCTTACAAGAGACAGTGTTAATAACACTCAAATCTATATACCACCAACGGCAGAAGTTACAAGAAACTTAGCGTTGACCGATAATATAGCATTCCCTTGGTTCGCAGCGGCGGGTTACACTCGTGGTATTGTTAATTCAATTAAAGCACGTAAAAAGTTAACACAAGAAGATAGAGATGTTCTATATTTAGGAAGAATTAACCCAATTGCAACTTTCTCAGATGTTGGTACTGTAATTTGGGGTAACAAAACCCTACAAGTTAGAGAGTCTGCACTTGATAGAATTAACGTAAGAAGATTGTTATTACAAGCACGTAAATTAATTTCAGCGGTTTCAGTAAGGTTGTTGTTTGACCAAAACGATGAAAAAGTAAGACAAGATTTCTTAAATGCGGTTAATCCAATTCTTGACGGTATAAGAAGAGACAGAGGTCTTTACGATTTCCGAGTTACAGTTTCTAACGACACTGCTGATTTAGATAGAAATCAAATGACTGGTAAAATTTATATCAAACCAACACGTTCACTTGAATTTATTGATATAACATTCTACATAACACCAACAGGAGCATCTTTCGAAGATGTTTAAATAAAATAAAAACAAAGAAAGAGGGGAACATAAATTCCCCTTTTTTTATTTTGTTAATATTTATATTATATGTTTAATTACAAAAAAATAGTAAAACGTATTATTTCAGAGGTCACTCAAGAAAATATGTTAAAATATGGTCTTAAGTATTATGCTTTTGATTGGGATGATAATTTAATGGAAATGCCGACCCTTATTTATTTAAAAGACGAAGATGGTGACGTTATTGGTATGTCCACTGAAGATTTTGCTGAATACAGAACTTTAGTAGGTCAAGAACCGTTCAATTATAAAGGTCATATGATAGTAGGTTTTGATAAAGACCCATATAGAGATTTTGGAGTTTCAGGTGACAGGAAATTTTTAGAAGATATTAAATACGCACCAATCGCATCACAAGATGTGTGGAATGACTTTAAAGAGGCTATCAACTATGGAAGTGTGTTTGCGATTATTACAGCAAGAGGACATACACCATCAGTTCTAAAAAGAGCTGTCAAATATCTTATAGAAAACAATATGCATGGAATTGAGAAATCTCAGTTAATAAAAAATTTAAAAGAATATAGAAGAAGAGCTGGGTTAAAACAAGTAGAAAATGAGAATTGGTTAATTAACGATTATTTAGAGAGATGTCAATTCTCACCTGTTTCATACAGAGCAGGTTCTGCTGCAAATCCAGAGGAAGCGAAAATACGAGAAATAAAAAGATTTATGACAAATCAGAGAAGGTCATCAAAAAAATTTCAGAAATCCTATTTTATTAACCACGTTAGTTCGGGAGATGATTCTGTGGGAGGTAACCTATTTAAATTTGTTGAACCAAAATTTGGTTTTTCAGATGACGACGAAAGAAATGTCCATTCAATGAAAAATAAATTAAGTGATAAAGAAAAAGAAAACTTAAATATTTATTTAACAAAAGGAGGAGAAAAAAATATTTATGAAAACTGGTCTAGTAGAAGATTAGTTCAAAATAAAAGGAAGTAAATAGAAAAAATTTTTTAACTAATATTTATAATAAAATAAACTAAGAAAAAAAAATAATACAACATGGCTGATCTTTTAATGAAAATGCCCATACCTTACGAACCAAAAAGACAGAATAGGTTCTTAATGAGATTCCCAACCGATTTGGGTATCAATGAGTGGGTAGTACAAACAGCATCGAGACCTAAAATTACAATAGGTTCACAAGCAATTAAATTCTTAAATACAGAAACATATGTTGCTGGTTCGTTCACATGGGGTGAAATTGCAGTGAAACTATTAGACCCAATCGGTCCTTCAACCACCCAAGCGGTTATGGAATGGGTTAGATTGGTTGCAGAATCTGTTACAGGACGTATGGGTTATGCTGCAGGTTATAAAAGAAATGTAGATTTAGAAATGTTAGATCCTACGGGTGTTGTTATCGAAAAATGGTTATTGGTTAACGCATTTCCATTAGGATATGATGGTGGTTCTCTTGGTTACACAGGAGACGGTTTGAGTGAAGTTAACTTCACTCTGAAAATGGATAGAGCAATTTTGGTTTACTAAAAATAATATAACATTAAAATTAACCCATATACATATTGTGTATGGGTTTTTTATTTACATAAAAATACATGAAATTATATTTTTAACAAAAAGATTATGGAAGATGAAATAAAATATGGTCAAATGAATTTTACAATACCACATGATGTTATTGAATTACCATCAAAAGGTATTTTTTATAAATCAAAAAAATCAAGTGTCAAAGTAGGTTTTTTAAATGCAAGTGACGAAGACGCTCTTTCATCAGGTTTGAAAAATAACAACTTATTAGTAACTTTGTTAAGAAATAAAGTATATGAACCTGAATTGAAACCTGAAGAAATGTTAGATGGAGATATTGAAGCAATATTAATATTTCTTAGAAACACATCATTCGGACCTGAATATACTGTTAAATTAACAGATCCATTAACAGGAAAACTTTTTGACCACACATTTAGTTTGGAAGAATTAAGTTTCAAAAATCCAAAAGTAAATCCTGACAATGAAGGACTATTTGAAACAACATTACCAAAAAGTAATGCTAAAGTCAAACTTAAACTTTTGACGTTAGGTGAAAAACAAAAAATAACCAAAATGGAATCTACATATTTGAAAGGTCGAGTAACACCAACAACAGTTTGGACATTACAAGAACAGATTGTAGAACTTAATGGTAGTAGAGATAAATCTTCGATAATTGATTTTATACAAAATATGCCAATTATGGATTCAAAATATATAAAAAGATTTATATCGGAAAATGAACCTGGAGTAGATTTAAGACTCAACGCAATAGCCCCGTCAGGAGAAAACGTATCGACTATGATATCGTTTGGGGTTGACTTTTTTCGGCCTTTCTTCGACGTATAAAAAATATCTTTTAGATCAATATATTTTTCTTTCTAAATTTCTTCATGTCTCATACAGAGATTTTTTGATAATCCCAACCTACCAAAGGAATTATATGGTAGAGAAAGTTATTGAGATGAATAGAAGAAATTAAAATTACCGTATTTATTTATAAAAGAATATTATGATGTTTTTCGTAACAGGTGAAACCCAATTTGGGTTAGGTGGAGTTACTGACGCTTTAAAGTCAAACTTGACGGGTATACAACTCATGGTTGAAAATATCGACGAGCAGTTTGGAAAAATGGCCAATACTATTGGGTTTGGTCGAGAACAGGCATTTCTTTTAAAACAAACCCTTACAGAAGGTTTAACTGAAGTAACAAGATTAGGTGGTAATTTAGAAAAAATTGTTGCACAACAAACCGCATTATTTGAAACGTTTGGAACACAAATTATTCTCAACAAGAATGCAACAGATGAATTGTTTGCAACAACTCAAGCCACTGGTATTGAAACTAAAACACTATTCGAAGGTTATGTAAACTTGGGAAAATCAATATACTCCGCAAACGAAGAAATGGCAACTATAATGGAGAGTGCCGATTTGATAGGAGTAAACGCTCAAACTGTTACCAAACTTGTAGGTGCAAATTTGAAAGAGTTATCAAGATTCAACTTTAAAGACGGAGTTATTGGGTTGGCCGATATGGCAGCAAAATCCTCAATGTTAAGAGGGGATATGACGGCAGCTCTTGAAACCGCTAAATCTTTGTATCAACCTGAACAGGCTCAAGAGTTTGTTAATAAGTTATCTAGATTAGGTATTGTACAGTCAGAATTGATGGATGTTGAACGAGTTAGATTTTTATCAAGAAATGACCCTGAAAAATTACAAGAAGAAATTGCTAAAATTGCTTCAACCTTTGTCGATGAAACAGGTAAAATGAGTGCGGTTGGAATGGATTTCATGGACGAACTTGCCAAAGGAACAAGCTTCAATGCTAACCAACTGTCAGAAATGGGGATTGCTTTCAAAGAAATGCAAGACAAACAAAAAATTATTAATGAAACTGGATTGAAAGGTTTGATTCCTGACGAGAAGGAAATGCAAAAATTGGAAAACATTTTAATTAAAGGTAAAGATGGAAGATTTGAAGTAACATATAAAGAAGATGGTCAACAAGTGACAAAGGCAATTCAAGATATGTCACAAACCGAACAACAAAAATTAGCCGATTTTTTAAAAACACAAAATGACCAAATAGAAAAAACGTTTGAAGCAAAACCAGGAGAAGACAAAGACCTGAAAGGACTCATAGAACAACAAATGGGAATAAGTGAAAAAGTTGCCAATTCACTCGCAGCCCTATCAACTGTAATCCCAAGTCAAATAGCTGGTTCTGAAAGAGGTGAAAAAATAATAGAAACAATGGCTAATACCCAAGACAAAATAGCAACAACAGCATTAGAATCTTTAGATAAATTGACAGACGATGCGGGAAAAATGATTGAATTAAAACTGAGTTATTTAGATAAAGTTGGAAAAAATATTGAAGATAAAATGCCAACTATAATCTCTGGTGTTGAAGAATATGGAGATAAAATTATTACAGAAATGCAAAATTTAATAGATACTTTAGATACAAATTTAAATAGTTTAATTACAAAATTAGGAGATTTTACTGGTAGTATTAAAAAATTCTTTGGGGTTGCGGATGACTTTGTTAGTTTTCCTGGTGATAATAGAATGTTGTTAGGTGAAGAAGGGGCAATTAGAATTAATCCTAAAGATACTATAATTGGTTCTACAGAATTTCCACAAACAAAAGATGATTTTGATAAATTTATGGAAGGAATGAAATCACCTCAAAATCCTTATGTATCTGCACCAGTAGAAACAATAAGTCCGATAAATTTAGAAACTTTAAAATCGATGGGTTTAAAAAATGAGGAATTAACATCAATAATGATGCAGCCAAACCCAATAAACACAACCCCAAGTGAAATAAAAACCTCAACAGATATAAATCATAAATTAGATATAATGGTAGATTTGAAAAATGTACCAACAGGTACTGATAAAGAAATGTTAAAATCTACAATAGAATCAGTGGTGTTAAAAGACGAATTTGTCAACAACATAAAAACAGTTTTAAATAGAATTAAAGGATTCAATTATCAATAATGAACATAAAAAAATCTTTTGAATCTATTTATAAGTAAAATAAAATAATGCCTGAGAGTTTTTTAAGTTTCCAAAATAGTTCTTCATTTAGGAACGACTTAATAGTTAGAAATCTAACACCATATAGTGTTCCAGGTTTTTATAGTTCACCACCAGGACCTACAAATTATGAAAGTAATTTATCTGATTATTCAGTTTTAAATAGTCCCAACATCGGATCAACAAATGTTGCAAATAATTTTTACGTTTTAAATAAATTCGGTCCTAATGGAGGATTTCCAAACACTCCAGGAACACAACAAAATCCTATTATAAATGGAACAAATGAGGGTGAGTATGATTTTACAGATAGTGATTTAGATTCTATAAGTTTTCCATCTAAAAATTTAGCTTACATTAAAAATAAGTACAGTCCAATAGGAGGTTATTTAGAACAATTTACAGTTGAAGAAATACAACTTATAAACTCTATTCATCAACCGTATTATGATCCGATTATTTTTACTCCGTCAACGTATAATACATATACTATGTTTACGGTTCTTAATCCATCTGGAAGTAACGGACCTTTATCAAACGATTCATTTTTAGCTAATTTGTCTGCGAGTAAGTTACGTGATAATTTAAACGCAACAATTGCCGCAGAACAACAAAGACAATTATTTAGAGAAACAAGTACAAATCTTACATCACCTTCGGCTTTAGCTGGAAGTGGTTTAGGGGGAAGTAAGGATTATAGAATTACACTACCCCCAAGTAATATTACATTTTTAGATAGATTGAGAGGGGACTTTGACCCTAACTCACCATTGATTGGACCTTTATTTACTGATGAAGATAGTAATAGAAACCCAAGTACTGGCGACCAAATAGCAAACGTTTTACAAAACACCGCAGCAGGGTCATTTAATCTTTTGGCTGATGGAGCAAGTAGATTTTTACAACCATCTAAATCTTTACTTACTCAAACAGGTGCAGGTCAAATATCAACACTATATTCTTTATTAGAAAAAAACATATATAGACCAAACTATCAGGTTGGTGGTATTGGAAACGCAGCGATAGCTGGTGTTAATACAATACTACGTTCAGTTGGGGCTACTGTAACAGGTGGGTATTATTTGGGTTCTGATGTAAACAATCCACTATTTATTACCTCACCTGTAAATGCTGTACCGATAAATTCACTTGGTAAGTTAACAAATGCTATTGTATTTGGACCAGATGAAATGGGTAACCAATATGAAGGGACAGGAATGGAACAAGCGTTCTTTGGTCTTAACGGTATAAGTACAGAAAATGGAGGTAAACCTGATGGTGGTTTTGTATGGACATCACCTAGATTTAAAGAAAACGCTGGATTCAAAGTAAAACAAGGGGGAGATGCGGTCTCAATAGATGAAGATTTTCCATCAATCGCAAATCCGTACTTGTTTAATGAATCAACTAACTTTGGATTAAAACAAGGTTCTATACTTGATAATACACAAAGATTAATTAATTCTGCAGATAATCTTTTTGGGAAAAGAAGATTAAAACACGCAGGAAACGCAATTAATCAAGTTAGTAAAGTTTTTCATGACGGTTATAGAGAAATAACTAAAGGTTCTAAAGTAATGTCCTATATTGATAATTCAACAGGAGAAGAAGCAGGAATTGAATATTGTAGAATTTTTACAAAAGATACACCGTATTATACGTTCAATGACTTACAAAAGACAGATGGTATGACTACAGAGAATAGGAGATTTACCTATTCAGTTTTAGATAAAACTTATAATTTAAATATTGCACCAACAAAAGGTTTAGGTTCTACAAATATAACAAGAGACGGTGTTAAAAAATATATGTTGTCCATTGAAAACTTAGCTTGGAGAACTTCAGATAGACCAGGTTTTACGGTTGATGAGTTACCTTTATGTGAGAGAGGGCCGAATGGGGGAAGAATAATGTGGTTTCCACCATATGATTTAACATTCAGTGATACACCTTCAGTTAATTTTGATAGTATCCCAATTCTTGGTAGACCAGAAGAAATACATACGTATAAAAATTCTGGTCGATCAGGTAAACTTGGATTCAAGATTATTGTTGACCACCCATCTATAATGAATTTGTTGGTGAATAAACAATTGGAAAAATTAGGTACACAAAAATTTGATGATTTGGTAAAGTCATTTATAGCTGGATGTACAAAATACGATTTATATGAGTTAGCGGCAAAATTTAATACTCTTCCGTTGAGAGAGTTAGAAATGTACCAAAACTTGTTAAATGACCCAAGATTAACACCAGAAGAATTAGAACAAATACAAAAAGAAATACCCGCTGAAAACACATCAGCGGATAACGCGAACACCATAGGGAATACACCTGAAGACGAAAAAGAGTTTCAAACAAATTTTGAAGGATTGACATTCTATTTTCAACCAAATTCAACAGATACAAATTATTCGTCTCAAATTACCGATTATTTATCCAAAGCGGTAGAATATTCTGAATTAGCTCCTGTTTCATATGTTGTTGTATCAACAGGAGAACCATTTACCAATACTGATACACAAGCATTTATTGAAGATGTGGTTCAATCAAATAATAATAAAATAAATTCTGAATTTGTTGATGGTATAAAAAGTATTGTGTCGAATAAAAACATTGTTGACATTACAATTGATGGGAAAACAACTGTTTTTGCGGATTCGGCAAAAACATTTTTAACAGAAAAATTACAAACCGAGATTGACAATAAAAAAGTCACTATACAAACAAGTGGTAGTTTATCTAAGGTTACAGTAAAAAGATATACAACAGATGTTGGGGAAAATGGTGCGTCATTTGACACATCTCTTACAATAGATGCTATCCCACCAACAGTACTTAGCCCTACAGAAGTACCTTATGCGTATCCAAATTTGGCAATAAATTGTGCTGTTATTAGTAAAATAACAATTTCAGATGATATATCGTCAACAGATCCAACACAAGAAAATAATCTAAATCAAAGTACTCCTGACCAAACAAATCCACAAGGGGTAAAACCTCAACCAAATACTGATGTACAAGATAGATTAAAACAAGCAATAGGGAAAAAAATTATAAGAAGATTACTTACCGAATGCGATTATTTTGAAATGTTAAAAGACAGTGACCCAATGGCGTTTCAAACACTTAAAGATAAACTAAAGTATTTTAACCCTGCATTTCATTCAATTACACCTGAAGGGTTAAATGCAAGACTTACATTTTTGAATCAATGTACAAGACCAGGTCAAACTATTCCTGTAATAGGTAGTGATGGTAAACCTAAATATGATGATGCACTAAATACAAGTTTTGGTGCTCCACCTGTTTTAGTTATTAGAATGGGGGATTTTTACCATACAAAGGCTATACCAACAACTATATCATTTAGTTATGAGAGTTCATTACTTGATTTAAACCCAGAAGGTATTGGTGTACAACCTATGGTTGTTGGTGTTACTGTGGATTTAAAATTTATTGGAGGTCATGGTCTTGCAAAACCAATAGAAACTTTACAAAATGCTCTTTCATTTAATTATTACGCAAATACGGAAATGTATGATGAAAGAGCAGAAGAAACAGAATTGAACTATGCTCTTGTAGAATTGGTTGATAAGGCAATTGCCAATGCAACAACTAATAATGAACAAGCCACAGATGGTGGTGAAACAATTGGAACTGTTTTAACAACAGTTAAAAGTGGTGATACTGAAACTGGCGATATAGACTATACAAATGTCTTTAAAGAATTATCCACACAATATAAAGAATATTTGGAAATAAGCACGAATCAATATGGGACAATTGTAGACCAATACAATTATAGTATGTTACAACTTGTTAATTCAAATAGAAATTACACATCAGGTAATACTTTAATTTATACCGAAACAAAATTGGATACAAAAATTTACGGTAAACCAGATGAGTTTGAAAGAAAGGTAAACAAATTGGCACAAAAAATAAAAGAAGATATTGATGATGATGAAAATCCAGTAATTAAGGCGTTTTTGAATTCACCATCTTTAGCAGAAAGAGAAGATATTATTAGAGACGCAAAAAGTAAGTTAAAAAAATATGTCGAAAGTTTAGATAAAGAGGCGGTTGAAAATTTAACACAACCAGTAACAACAATAGTCGATGTAGAACAACTACTTTTGAAAACCTTAAATAAAATGAATGTTATTACAACAAAAGAACTTCCTAACAATCCACCGTTTTATCCACCATTAAGGGGTTATGATGGAAAAATTTTAACTGATGGGGATGTTAAATTATATTTATTGGTTGAAGAAGAAGAAGTATTTGAACAAATGATAGTTGATGTTGGGGAGGTAACAAAAAAACTTAATGAATATGCTGACCAAAAAAATAACTCAAAAATTGTTCCTTTACCAACGGAAACATTTTACGATACTGAAAACTGTTTTCAGACCTCTAAAGATTATATGAATGATTTGACAGATGCTGAAAAAAGATTTTACACCTTAGCATCACAAACATTTACAAATGAGGATAAATATCAAATATTATTTGTTGAATTTGTATCAACACCACAAATTGAACAAATTGGTGGGGCAAAACAAGAGTTGACTGAAAATCTAAATGATATTAGAGATAAGTATGTTGAGATTTATGATTTAGATAAAAAAACTATAGAAGAGGATAAAACAAGTCCCGCTTATACTGATTTAAAAAATTTCACATTAGATGAAAATGCAAACAGAAGAAGACTTTATCAAACAATTAAAAACCCAACATCACAAGATATTGACTCAAGAAGAAAATCAATTCTAAAACAAATATATGGTACAACGAATTGGATTTTGGATAAAAAGACCTTTGATGGTAAAGTTAAATTAAGTTAAAGATGTCATCCCAATATTATAATAGATACAATCAATTCCTTATTGATGGGGAACAAAAAACAGTTCCTTTTGTAAAATTAGATACAAAACCATCTGATAAGACTTATATTTATAAAGTCGGTCAATCTAGAATGGATAAAATATCACAACAATTTTATGGTACTCCATTTTTTGGTTGGTTAATAATGGCGAACAATCCACAATTCGGAGGAGAAGAATGGAATATACCAGACGGTTCTATTTTAAGAGTTCCTTTTCCATTGATTGCGTCATTACAAGAATATAAAAATTCAATAGATAATTATTATTTTTATTATGGCGATTAATGACGAAAATATTTTAGTTGACTTTGATTACCAAAATATTATAATAATAGACCCTAACAGAATTGTAGATAACGAAGGTAATGTAAAAGAAAGATTAGTCAAACATGAAAACATGGTCATGTATGCTAATTTGGAATGTAAAGTTTTACCTAGAACAAAACTTCTTCTTGGTGCAGTTCCACACAACAACGATTTACAAACAGTGTCTGTTGCAAAAATTAATTTTTTAAATCCTGGTGATAAAAAGTTTTATGATAATTCATATTTAGACGAGTTTACAGGAAAAGGAACTCTCAAAGGTC